CACCTTTAGGAAGCTTTTGCGAGAGTTTCTAAAGATGTATACGCAGGAAGACTCTGATGCCATGAAGGCGGTCTTTTTGCGTGTTAGCAATGAGAAATGCAGCGGTAAAAATAGTGACGAATGCCGTGCTTGCACAGGCAAACGGAAGTATTTTTAATGATATGTGACGAATGTCACGACTTAAGATGAGCGAAGCAAAATCGAAGTGCATTTCATTGGTATTTAATATGTGAATACGGAGGAAGTTAGATAGATGGACAAACTGATGGAACAACAAGCTGTCAGTGAAGTAACGAAAGATTCAAAGGTCTGTAAGATTGCCGGGGATACCAATACCGTAAAGTATGGGGAATACAAGGTAGTCAGCACATTTTCGGATACGGGTGAGAGTATCACGGATTTATTGTCAGCCTATATCGACAGGGTTGCTTCGCTGAAATACTAAGAGATTTGGAAAGCGGTGGCACATCGGCTGCCACCGGGAAAGGATGATTGTATGAATGATAAGATTTACCGTGCCTGTGCCTATCTTCGCCTTTCAAGGGAGGATGAGGATAAGCGTGGAGGCATGGATGAGAGTAACAGCATCAAAAGTCAGCGCATGATGATTGAAAGCTTTGTGCGTGGGCTTTCTGATGTGGAACTGGTAAAAGAGGTCTGTGATGACGGTTATACAGGAACCGATTATGAAAGACCTGCTTTTAAAGAGATGATTGCCATGGTGGAAAGGGGAGAGATTGACTGCATTATCGTAAAAGATTTGTCCCGACTGGGAAGGGAATCCATTGGTGCAGGCAATTACATCCAGAATTATTTTCCCAAGAAGAATGTCAGGTTTATTGCCATCAATGACCACTATGACAGTCTTACTGCAAACAGCAGTGACACATATATGATTGTACCCGTGAAAAACTTTGTCAATGAAAGTTATTGCAGGGATATTTCCATAAAATCCCGCAGTAACCAGCAGGCGAAGCGGATGAACGGGGAATATATCGGTGCCTTTGTCTGCTACGGGTATCGTAAGGACGAGCAGGACAAGAATAAGATTGTGCCGGACGAGGAAGCTGCAAGGGTGGTACAGGATATTTTTGCATGGAAGCTGATGGGGCTTAGTGCCAATTCCATTGCACAAAAACTCAATGAAAGGGGAACTCTTTCCCCTGCAGAGTATAAGAAAGCAAGTGGTGCAAAGTACAAAACCAGCTTTCAGCGTAATCCGGAGGCGAAGTGGACACCGAAAGCAGTTTTACGTATTCTCTCCAACGAGATTTATATCGGGGTGCTGGAGCAGGGGAAGCGTGAAAAGGTAAGTTATAAGGTAAAAAAGACCATTGAAAAGCCAAAATCTGCATGGGTCAGGGTGGAGCATAATCATACACCGATTGTAACTGAAGCAGATTTTAAGGCGGTGCAGGAACTGTTAAAAAGGGATACCAGAGCAGAAAAAGCTATGACGGAGCCGAAGCTCTATGCCGGACTTATCTTCTGTGGGGACTGTGGCAGGGGGATGGTCAGCCGTAAGGTGACTTATAAGGATACCGTGAATGAGTATTATATCTGCTCCGGCTATAACAGGGGCAAGGAATGTACCCGTCACAGTATTAAGGTGGATGTATTAAATGAAATTGTGATTGGAGAGGTGAAAAAGTATGTGAAACAGCTTACGGATACAAAGAAGCTGTTGGCTATTTTAGACGAGAAGCAGATTCATTTTGAGGAAGCCTTAAACCGTGATAAGGAGATTGCAAAACTTCGGGAAAAGGAGCAGGAGTACAGTGCCATGAAGACATCCCTTTATGCAGATTTACAGGAGAAGCTTATTACTCAGGAGCAGTTTAACCGCTATCGAGAGATTTACAGCAATAAGCTTTCTGAGATTGCACAGGCTATTAAAGTGCAGGAGGCAACTGTGAAATCCGTTTATGAAAATGGCATTGCAGCCGGACAGTGGCTGGATGAATTTCGTGAAAATATGGAGATAGAGAAGCTGGACCGTATGCTGTTGATTTCTCTGATAGACAAGATTTTAATGTATGAGGACAAGAGGGTTGAGATTGTGTTTAAGTATCGGAATGAGATGGCGAAGGCTGTGGATTTGATTAAGGGTGAATTGGATGCAGGCACAGTTGCAAGGAATGCAGTAGCAGGGAATGAAGTGGCACCAGAAACTGTGGGAATGATTGAAGATTCGGCAGTGTCTGATAATTCAACCCTTTCATTAAGGGAGGTGTCGTAGCAATGGCAAGAAAACCGGAAAGATACAATGCAATCGCAGAGCGTAATGGCATGACAGATGTGGATGATACAATGGTTTACGCATCTGCCGGAAAGCAGTACAGCGTGGCACTTTATGCCAGACTTTCCGTGGAAAAGGATGGCTGTAAAAGCGATTCCATAGAGAGCCAGTTTATGATTATGGAGAATTTCATAAAGGATAAACCGGAGCTTTCTCAGTATCAGAAATACTTTGACAGGGGTGTGTCGGGAACCACTTTTACCAGACCGGATTTTATGCGGATGATGGATGATGTGAAGGCAGGGAGAATTAACTGCATTATCGTAAAGGATTTGTCCCGATTTGGTCGTGATTATCTGGAAACGGGTAATTACATAGAAACAATTTTACCCTTCTTAGGTGTGAGATTTATTTCCGTAAATGACCATTTTGATACAGTGGAGGACTGCAATGGAAACAAGGGACTTGGGATTTCCCTTATGAACCTTGTCAATGATATGTATGCAAAGGATGTGTCAAAGCGTATTACTACAGCCTTTGAAAGCTGTATGGAGAGGGGAAGTGTTCTTGGCAGTACGCCTTATGGATATGACCGGATTAAGGATGATAACGGATACAGGCTCGTGATTGATGAGCCTGCGGCAGAGATAGTCAGAAAGATATTTGCTATGGCAAAGTCTGGTATGAGCCATCGTGCCATAGCGGGGGAACTGACACGGTCAGGTGTCAGAACACCGGAAGGGTACAGACAGACCGGGCTTGCAACTGTTTTGGAGGGTGAGCCCTTAAGTGAATGGAAGAACGGAACCATATCCCAGATACTTTCCAATGAAGCTTATATCGGCAATCTTCTTCAGGGCAAGACAAAGCGATGTCTGTATCAGGGACTGGATAAGCAGAGGGTATCAAAGGAAGAATGGATTGTTCACGAGAATGCCCATGAACCGATTATATCCAAAGTTCTTTTTGACGAGGTCAGAAATGTGGTGGATAAGAAAAAGGAGAAAAAATCCTTTGCTGTCAGAGAAGATTTACCGCTAACGCCGGACAAATATAAGGGGATTCTCAAGTGCTCCGTATGCGGTGAAAATATGCCAAGGGAATCAGCCATTATGTATTCTGAAAATGGTGATCTGCGGCAGTATTATTATCGTTGCAGACATGGTCATCTTTCCATAGAGGAGCGTGAAGGGAAAAGCAAGGTGATGATTTCAGAGGAACAGCTGGATTTACTGGTGTTTGCATCGGTGCAGAAGGCAGTAAAAGAGCTTGCACCGGATAAAAAGAAGCTTTTTGATACTCTGGAGCAGAGCTTACAGCCTGTGGATACAAAACTACAGGAAAGAATAACGGATTTGAAGAAACAGAAAGAGCGTCTGGAATATGAAGGAAGCCTTTCCTATGGCAGTTATGTCAAAGGCGAAATCACAAGGGAGGAGCTGCAGCTTGCCAATGAAAAACAGGCAGAGGCAGTTAAGAACCTTGAGAAAAAGCTTTTGCAGGCTGAAAAAGACTACAGGAATTTTCTTCGGAATAAAAGGGAGCAGAAGCAATTTGTAAATGCCCTTTTATCCGTAAAGGAAAAGTCTGTAGTAACGCCGGAGCTTATCCGTATGCTGATTTCGGAGATTGTTCTTACACCACAGAGGTGTATGGAGATAAAGTACCGTTTCGGGCATACAAAAGCAGGATACACGGATGTATTTCAGTATCCGAGAAAAACCAAATGGAATGAAGGAGGCAGGAGCGATGTCTAATCTTGTTATGTATTTAAGATTATCCTTGGAGGATGATGTGAATGTGGATGAAAGTAACAGTATTACCAGTCAGCGTAGAATGATCAGGGAGTATATCAGTGCCCATGAGGATTTACGAACCATGCATGTGATGGAGAAGTGTGATGACGGTTATTC